ATGAAGCTACAAGCTCAAAGAGATACGCTAATTAACGAACAAATTGTAAAAATTACTGAACAAATGGTCAAAGATGGTAATGATGCAATGGATAATATGCAAATGGACCCGTTAGTTTTACTAAAACAACAAGAATTACAGCTTAGACAATCCGAAATGGAGATGAATAATGCTCTAAAATCTCAAAATCAAGATTTAAAAGAGGATCAATTTGAATATAAACAAGAATTAGACGATAAAAAGATAAAACAAAGCTACGATATTGCAGATTTACGTGCAGATGTAGCATTACAACGTCAAAATCAACAGAATAGAGGTGAAAATGATTAATTTATTGATAGGTCCCCTGACATCTTTGTTGGGTGATACGGTTAAAGGTTTCGTGGAGACTAAAAAAGCAAAAGCGGACTTAGCTTTAACAGAAATAAAAGCACAAAAGTCACTCAAAGAGCAGCAAATCGCAGGAAAAATTTCGTGGGAGGCCAGTGCGGTCGATCAAATGAAAGGGAGCTGGAAAGACGAGGTAATTTTACTAGCCCTGTTGGTTCCAGCGGTGCTAGTCTTCATACCTGGATGGACACCACACATCAAAGCAGGTTTTGAAGCTCTTCACTCACTTCCTGATTATTATAAGCATCTCTTATACATCGCCTGCTCGGCGAGCTTTGGCATCAAGGGGGCAAAAGGTGCTATGGGACTAATAACAAAAAAGAAATAATGAAAAAACAAGCAAAAAAAAGAGTTAAAAAGGTAATTGGTGCTTTAAAAAAAGCCTCAAGATCTCATGCTAATCAAGCAAAAACTTTACAAAAAGTAATTAAAAGAAAATGAGCTCTGGATGTGTAAAATGTGGATGTATGTGTCACTGCTGCTCCACCTGTATGTGCGAATGCGCAATCTGTGAACATGAAGAAGAAACTTACGAAGACAGTTCCTCCTAAAAAAGGACCGTTATCACAAGGGTTGCAAATACCACCTAAAAAGATACAAATAGTTAAGACAAACAAAAAAGGAAAGCTTAACTATGAAACAAACGTACTTTAAGATTCCTGGGTGGTTTAATTACTCAGAAACTTATGACGTCATTGCTGACGAAATTGCCGATGATGGAAAGATTGTAGAGATTGGATCGTTCCTAGGTAGATCAACTCATTACCTTGCAACAGCTTTAGTAAATGCAAATAAAGAAAACGTAAAAATATATTGCGTTGATACTTTTGAGGGTTCAACAGAACACGCTAATATAAAATTACCAAAAGATTTTTCACAAATATTTAAAGAGAATCTTAAATATTTTATTGGAAGAAATGTGGTCACAGTTTGTCAAGGCAGATCTGATGAAAAAAGAATATTGGATATGTTTGAAGATGAATCGATTGATTACATTATGATAGATGGAGCTCATGAGTATGATGCAGTGCAAGATGATATTTTAAATTGGTGGCCAAAATTAAAATTAGATGGAACAATGTTTGGTGATGATTATTCATTAAATTCAGTAGCACAAGCTACAAAAGATGGTCTAGGACAATTAAAAATTAACTCTTATGGCATTAATAAAGGTTTTGAACAAACATGGTATGTTGCAAAAGATGGTAACAATAAAAGGTTTGAGAAACAAATTCCAGGAGTTAATACATACGTATGAGTATTTTTATTATTCACAACTATCAAAAAGAACTCAAATCAATGAAAGAAAATCTTTTAGATATGCTATCGCAAGGGGTTGAAAAATTTGAAGAATATAAGTATATTTTAGGAAAGATACACATGATAGACATGTGCCAACAGGAGCTTTCTCGCCTGCTGGAACAAGAGGAGAAAATTGATGACTAAAACATTATACGTGCCAGATCACGTAAAAGCAAAATTAGACAACCCTTCTAAAGGTGTTGATCCAAAAAAAACTGAAATAGATAAACTTCCAAAACCTGTTGGCTGGAGAATTTTAGTATTACCTTTTAAAGCTGAGAAAAAAACTAAGGGTGGTATTTTGTTGACAGATAAAACAATGGAAGATTCACAATTGACTGCATCAGTTGCAATGGTACTAGCCGTTGGAGACGATGCTTATCAAGATAAAGAAAAGTTTCCTAATGGTCCTTGGTGTAAACAAGGAGATTGGGTCGTGTTTGGCAGATACGCAGGTTCAAGAATAAAGATAGATGGAGGAGAGGTAAGATTATTAAATGATGACGAGATTCTCGGCACTGTTGATAATCCAGAGGACATACTAACTATATTATAACATGGAGGTACCATGCAAACAGAACTAAATACTGCAAAAGACGAAAAGCTGGTTGATCTTGATACATCAGGAGAGGGTGCAGAAGTCGAGCTAGAAGATAAGTCACACGGCACGGTTAAACCAGACGTTTACGAAGAAGTAAAAACAGAAGAAAAAGATCCATTACAACCTAAGGTTGAAGTTCAAGAAGAAAAACAATCAGATGAGATGGATCAGTATTCTGATAAAGTTAAAAAACGAATTGATAAATTAACTTACAAAATTCGTGAAGCTGAAAGAGAAAAAGAAGCTGCTTTAGAGTATGCACAAAATGTTCAAAAAGAATTAAATGAGAGCAAAAAGAAAACTTTTGACATTGACAAAGGTTACATGTCAGAAAGTGAAGTGCGTAACAAAATGGCTGCTGATTTAGCTCGTCAAAATTTAATTACAGCAAGAGAAGCTGGAGATTATCAAAAAGAAGAAGAGGCAAGAGCTGCTCTAACAAAATTAGATCTTGAGGCTGAAAGAATAAGAGTAACTAAATCTAAAAAAGAACGTGAGTATGAAGATTTCCAAAAACAGTTAGAACAAGACGTTCAAACTCAAACTCAATCAAGACCACAACCTTCAGAAAAAGCAATAGCTTGGGCTGAAAAAAATACTTGGTTTAGATCTGATGCAGAAATGACAGATTACGCTCAAAGAATTCATAGAGGTTTAGTAGCAGAAGGATTTGACACAGAATCAGATGATTATTATAATGAATTGACTAATAGAGTTAAAAACAAGTTTCCAGAGTCTTTCCAAGACTCGGATCAGGCTACCAGAAGTGCTAAAATCGCCCAACCAGTCGCTTCTGCATCAAGGTCTGCAACCACTGGGCGCAAGTCTGTTAAGTTGACCGCTAGTCAAGTTAAAATAGCAAAAAAGCTAGGGGTTCCCTTAGCTGAGTATGCTAAGTACGTTTAAGGAGGTACAAAATGACAGATTCAAAAACACCAAGAAGTGCACAAACAAGGGCAACTGAGGAAAGAAGAAAACCTTGGGCGCCACCGTCTCAGTTAGACGCACCACCATGTCCTGATGGATATAAGCAAAGATGGCTTCGTCATCGTGTAAATGGGGCAGATGATACAAAAAATATCAATGCCAGACTCAGAGAAGGTTGGGAGTTAGTGAGAGCTGACGAATCAACCCAAGGAACCTACTCTGCTTACAATGGAAGTATCAAAGCTTATGAGGGTGTCATCAGTGTGGGTGACTTGCTATTGGCAAGAATGCCAGTGGAAACCGTTAACGAGCGTAATGCTCACTACAAGAAGAAGACTGATCAACAGACTCAAGCTTGGGAAGACGATCCGCTGAGAGAACAACATCCTAGTATGCCTATCAATGTCGATAGGCAGAGTAAAGTGACCTTTGGAGGATCTAAAAAATCTGAATAGGTTGCTTAATAATAAGGAGATGAACTATGGCAAATCAAGCTGGATATTACGGATTTCGTCCTATCAAGATGCTAGGTGCTGCTTACAATGGTCAAGGCCAAACTGAGTACACAATCGGCAACAACGAGGCATCCGCAATATATCAAGGCGACCCAGTTATTCTGGTAGCCAATGGTGCTATTGATGTCGGTTCTTCTGCTGGTGCTGAAATCTTAGGTATTTTTAATGGTTGCGAATACACTGATCCAACGACAGGAAAGCCGACCTTTTCTAATCATTACCCAGGCAGCATAGCAGCGGATGATATTAAAGCATTTGTCATCGATGATCCGAATGTAGTATTCGAGGTCAAAGTAGATGACACTAACGGTGGTCAAGCACAAGTAGGTACAAACTGTAACATCGCTACATACAGCGCAGGATCTTCCACAGATGGAATTTCAAACGTTGTTATTGATGGCAGTTCTTTTACTACAAATGCTGGCGCTAATTTTAGAGTTGTAGGTTTATCAACAGACGTTGATAACTCAGATTATACTGCAGCAAATGCAGCAATCCACGTTAAGATTAACTTACACTCACTAACAGACACAACAGGCATATAGGAGGTTAAACTATGGCTATATCTAGAAGTCAACTCGTTAAAGAGTTAGAGCCGGGTTTAAATGCACTATTTGGCCTGGAGTACGGACGTTATGATGCTGAGCATACTGAAATTTTTGATACAGAAACTTCTGATCGTGCATTCGAAGAAGAGGTAATGTTATCAGGTTTTGGTAACGCAAGAGTAAAATCAGAAGGTGGATCTATTGTCTATGACAATGCGACAGAAACCTTCACAGCACGTTACAGCCACGAAACAATTGCATTAGGTTTTGCAATCACTGAAGAAGCTGTCGAAGATAATCTTTATGACAGAATCTCAGCAAGATATACAAAAGCACTTGCACGTTCCATGGCAAACACAAAGCAGGTAAAAGCTGCAAACGTATTAAACAATGCGTTTGATCCAAACTTTACCGGCGGTGACGGTGTTGAACTCTGCTCTGCAGTACACCCAATCGTAGCAGGAACATTCGCAAACGAATTAGGAACTGCTGCGGACCTCAACGAAACTTCATTGGAGCAGTCTTTAATTGACATTGCTGCGTTTACTGATGAGAGAGGTTTATTAATATCAACACAGGGAAGAAAGCTTATCATTCCTTCTGAGTTACAATTCGTAGCTGAAAGACTAACACAGTCACAGTTAAGAACTGCAACAGCAGATAATGATATCAATGCACTTAGAAATATGGGCATGATTCCTGAAGGTTATGTTGTAAACCACTACTTAACAGATCCAGATGCATTCTTCATTAAGACTGACATTCCAAATGGATTTAAGTTGTTCCAAAGATCACCAATTAGAACATCTATGGAAGGTGACTTTGATACTGGTAACGTAAGATACAAAGCTAGAGAGAGATACTCATTCGGTTTCTCAGATCCTAGATGTGTATTTGGTTCTCCAGGTGCTGCATAAGCATAACCAATAATCTATCTTTAAAGGGGCGTATGTCTTTGACTGCGCCCTTTTTTTATGTTTAAATTAAGCTTTATTAACCATGACCCTTCGGGGACTACAAAGGAGAAAAGACATGGGAACAACTACATTTTCTGGCCCAATTAAGGCTGGAACTATCAGAAATACTACAGGTACAACTGTTGGCACAGACATTACCAACGTTGGTTCAGTAGTAATGGCTCAGTCAGTGGTCTTGGATATCATTGGTGCTGATGCTCTTAATCAAAGAGTGGCTATTGTGCCAGCAAACTCACAAATCATTGACGTCATACTTAATGTAACAACAGTAAATAATGACTCTGGAACAGCAACCGTAGCAATTGGTACAAGTGGTGATTCAGATGCATTTATCCCTGCAACTAACGTTAAAGCATTAGGTACAACAAGAGGTACTTTAGATACTGAAGCTACTGATGTTGGAACAACTGATTTAGAAGTATTTGCTGACTTTGTAGCAGGTACTGAAGACGGATCAACAGGCGCTGCTACTGCTACAGTATTGTACATACAGAACAATAACTTATCATAGGAGTAACAAATGTTTGGTCTTAAATCAGCAAAGGTGACTGCAACTGGCAATGTAACAAGCGGACCAGCTAGATTAATTGCTATCTACGCTGTATGTAGTGGCTCTGCCGGTAGTATTGTTTTGAAAAATGCAAGCACAGGTTCAACTTTGTTTGATATCGGTACTGTTGCATCAGCTACTGAAACCGTGAACATTTACATAGGTGATGAGGGAATTAGATTTGATAGCAATATTCATGCTACCTTAACTAATGTCACATCATTGACTTGTATCTTTGCATAATGAGAAAAAGAGATAAGCAACCACCTAAAACAAAAAAATATTTCCGCTCCACTAAATCTGGGGCGGGAATGACTAAAGCAGGTGTCGCTAAATATAGAAGAGACAATCCTGGTTCTAAATTAAAAACTGCTGTTACAGGTAAAGTAAAGCCCGGTA